TGCCGAAAGCATATCGTTTTCTCGTTTTGCATTATCAAGAAATTTCTTTGTTTTTTCCCATAACGCTGCTCTTTTTTGTCTTAAATCAGTTATTGACGCCATTTATATTACCCCCATTATTTCAATAAATTTAATCTTGTTTCAAACTGTTCTGACGGAATACAATACTTTGAATCTTCCGGCTTAACTATCGGCTTAAGTTTCTTACGCATTGCGGCAATGGTATTGGTCACCATTGTTGTTTTGTCAAAAATCATATCTTGATTATCAGTGCTGTCATCATTGCCGTATAGGATTTTGTCGCAGAACCCCATATCATGTGCCGAATGTGCATTCATCCATGTTTCTCCGTCCATCAAATGTGACAGTTTGCTTCGTGACAGTCCGGTCTTTATCTGATAAGCATTTATGATTGATTCCTTTACTTCGTTAAGAAAATCAATACCTTGTTCAAGTTCAGATGCCTGTCCGTAAAGCATCATCGAAGGATTATGTATCATAATCATTGATGTCGGAGACATCTCAACCATATCCCCAGCCATTGCAATTACAGATGCCGCACTTGCCGCAATGCCGTTTATTTTAACGGTAATTTTGCCGTTATGTTCTTTCAGCGCCGTATATATTTCACTTGCCGCAAAACAGTCACCGCCCGGACTGTTTATCCATACCGTAATATCACCGTCGTACCGATTAAGTTCATCACGGAACATTTTCGGTGTTACATCATCGCTGTACCAGCTTTCTTCCGCAATTACGCCATTTAAAAAAAGCACATTTTCTGTGCTTTCATTTTCTTCGTCTATTTTGTTTTTAACAGTCTTGAACCTCCAAAATTTACTCATTTTCACTTTCACCCCCGCTGTTGTAATTTCCGGCATTATTTATATCAACCATATTGCCGTTACACAAATATCTGTCACCGCCAAGCTCTTTAGGTATTTTATTCATATCCTCCAATTCCCTTATATCGTTTGCACTGTACCATCCATTCTGTCTGCCGATAGCATATCCGCTCATACGGCTTTTAAAATCCCCTCGCAGCAGTCCGTCAACATTGAATTTTACGAAGTATTTTTTCTGTTCTTCTTCTGTCAGAAGCTGCTGAAATATTGTCTGCTCAATCCTCACAAGCCACGGTCGGATTGTATTTGTCACAAAATCAAGCGACTGCTGTTCTATATTGTTAAAACTTGATTTTTCCAAATCGGCAATCATATGCGGAGGAACACGAAATATTCTGCATATTTCATTCACTTGAAATTTTCTTGTTTCGAGAAACTGTGCCTCATGAGGATTTATCGAAATTGGATTGAATTTCATTCCTTCTTCCAACACTGCAACCTTGTGTGCATTTGAACTTCCGCCGTATGCGTCATTCCATGCGTCACGAACTTTTTCAGGCTCTTTCAAAACTCCCGGATGTTCCAAAACTCCGCTTGGTGTACCGCTGTTTGAGAAAAAACTTGAGCCGTATTCTTCGGCAGCAATAGAAAGTCCTATCGCATTCTTAGCCATAGCAATCGGTGAGTATCCTACCAGTCCGTCAAATCCCAGTCCGACTATATGCAGAATTTCATCTTTGCGAAATACAAATGTCCCCTGCTTATCACTGTTATATGTGTAATATATTTTTGTGTCCGCACCTCTGTCTATACGCATCTTTTCCGGCATAAGCGGATACAGCGCCGTAACCTCACCTTTACCGTTTCGGATAATCTGTGAATACGAATTCCCCCACAAAAGCAGATGTGACATCATAACCTCACGCATTATGAAACTGTTCATTTCGGGATTGGGTATATCGTGCAGAAGTCTGTACAGCGGATGCGTAAAGGCTCGCTCTTTTCCGCTGTCCGTGTATTCATAAAGATGAATCGGCAGACTTGCTACCGTTTCCGATATGATACGAACACACGCATATACTGCCGTTGTCTGCATAGCCGACCGTTCCGTCACAGATTTTCCCGACCACGTTCGCCCAAAAGGAAATGAACGTCCTCCTCCGATACTGTCACCCGTATGATTTTTAGGCTTGTCTCTTGGTTTGAATATTGATTTTATAACCCCCATATTTCCTCCCATAAAAAAAGCACCTCTAATGAGATGCTAAAAATCTATTTATTTAATTTACCCTCGAGTAATCGGGATGGAATATCACTTTTAACAATAAAACTTATCAATAATCCAACAAATGAAATAATGCTAATAATATCATTAAACATAGACACCCATCCAACTTTTTAGGCGAATTTTGTAAATCAAATCGCACGCGTTCCCCTTTTTTTATCTTTCTATTGCGTTTTTGTTTTGCTCTTCCCAATTCACATTCAACCTCATCTTAATTGTAATTATATTTTTCAATTCGCACTATTTACTTTTAAAATATATACATATTACTCACTGAACATATTACTAAAAATATCGTCACCATATTTATTATACAATTTTGCCGCTATTTCATAGCAATACTCATCATCCCTTTGTGATATTACAACTATGTTCATTATTTTTTCTTCTGACACAAGAGAATATACTACCCTAATTCCGATACCTTTATATTTTATTTTGAAAAATCCAGTCAAATTATTTCCACCTTTGTTTCCCAATGGCTTACCATAACCATGCGGAACAGGCAGAGGATTTGTTCTTACTTTTGCAATCCCCTTTAATACCTGCCCTTTCAGTGAATTATCTAATTTCGCCAAATCTTTCTTTGCTTCATTTAAGAATTTAACTTGCCACATTATTCAAACTCCACATCATCTATACCATTATATATTTCTTCTTCTGTAAAACCCAACTCAGTAATTACATCGTTAAAATCTGTGGTTTCATGACCATCGCTTATTCTTTCATTCGCAATACCAAGAAGCCTTTTCTCTTCGATTTTATCAAGTAATAGTTCCATCTTTGCCGCCTTATCTGCCATTTCACGATAATTGTCAATAGAAATAACCAACGCTGTCGGCTGATTATTTTTCAGTACAATATATTCTGCATTATTATTTTTTACGTCTTCAAATATCTGTGCAGTTTTTCCTTTACTAAAATCAGAAATAGGTATAAGTTTATCGGCAAAATTAAGAATTTGATTATTAATAGTTCCCATACTAAAAACCTCCTGACATATATAGTATTATTCTTTCTATGATTATTATACTCAATCCAAGCCGAAAAGTCAATAAATTTACCTAAATATTTTTATGTTAATTTATTTTAAAATACAATAATACCCCTACTGTCATAAACACTTCCCTGCTGTCCGCCGTTACGAACTGCTCTGTCGAGTGCCATTACTGCTGCAACCGCACCGTCTATTCGTTCGGTACTGTGTTTCTTAGAAAGTTTAATATTTTCTGCCGAGTCTGTTTCTACGCATACATTATCAAAATTCCATCTGAGTACAGGATGATTGTTATGTATAATCTTTTCTTTCAGAACAAGCGAGTAAAGTTCCTTGGTCGGAGGTGACATATCCTTAAAGCCTTGTCCGAACGGTATCATCGTCAATCCTTCATCCTGCAAATTAAGAATTATCTGCGTTGCATTATATCTGTCATATGCTATTTCACGCACAACATACTTGCTTGCAATATCCTTTATGTCAGCTTCAATTCTTCGGTAGTCAACTACATTCCCCTCTGTTGTTCGTATAAATCCGTTTGCTTTCCATACATCATACGGAACATGGTCACGTCGGACACGCTGACGAAGATTTTCTTCCGGTATCCAAAAATACGGAACAATTATATATTTTTCTGTATCGTTTCTCGGAGGGAACACCAAAACAAATGCCGTAAGGTCAAGTGTTGTTGAAAGGTCAAGACCTGCATAGCATTCCCTTCCGATAAGTGTATCAAGATTTATTACTTCATCACACGCATCCCATTTCTCCATCTGCATCCATCTTGTTGACTGCTTAACCCACTGATTAAGTCGGAGCTGTCTGAACAGATTTTCCTCAGCCGGATTTTCCTTTGCCGACAAAAATGCGGCACGGACTTTTTCAATGTCAACTGTATGTCCGAGCGAGGGATTTGCTTTATACCAATTACGTTCATCTGTCCAGTCATCTGTATCTTCTATTCCGTATATAACAGGATAAAATGTCGGATCGATTTTTCTGCCTTCCAAAATGTCAACTGCCTTTTGGTGCTGTTCAAAACATATGCTGTTTCGGTCTGTTCCGGCAGTAGTTATAAGAAAGAACAGTGGCTGTGTTCGTGCATCACCTGAACCTTTTGTCATTACATCAAACAATTCACGGTTCGGCTGTGAATGCAGTTCATCAAATATTACGCCGTGAACATTAAGACCGTGTTTTGTAAAAGCCTCACTCGACAGCACTTGATAATATGAATTAGTCGGTTTATACACAAGTCTTTTTACTGACATAACAGGCTTAATTCTCTTTTTCAAAGCAGGACATTGTTCGACCATATCCACCGCCACATCAAACACAATACTTGCCTGCTGACGGTCACTTGCACAGCCGTATACTTCTGCACCCCATTCACCGTCACCGCATGTAAGATACAGCGCCACTCCTGCTGCAAGTTCTGACTTACCCATCTTCTTCGGTATTTCAACATATGCTGTGTTGTATTGTCTGTATCCGTTCTCCTTTACCGTACCGAACACATCATTTATTATTTTATCCTGCCACGGCAGCAATTCAAAAGGCACACCCCGCCATTTGCCTTTTGTATGTTTAAGTGCATTTATAAATGTAACTGCACGTTTTGCTTTATTTTCGTCATACATTACTTTTTCTCTCCGCCCAATGAAAGAAGCTGTTCCATTGCGTCATCACTGCTGTCATTGCCTCTGTCTGTTACAATTCTTGACCTTGACGCAGGAGTAAGACCGAACTGTTCACAGAACTTGCTCATCTGTTTCATATACTGCTGAGCAATAGATACCTGCGGCACTTGCTGCCAATATCCGCTCGGAGTTTTGACAATAGCACCGTGTCTTGATATAAATTCTTCTGCTTCTTTCCAACGTGCATAAGCTTGGCAATATCCCGCAAAAGCCGCCATATCAACTTCTGTTAGAATACCGAGCTGTTCCATCTGTTTCGCAAGACGTCTCCATTCCTTTTTCGCATCATCTTCAAGCCATTTCGGACAAGACGGTGCACGAGCCGCAGGTTTCGGCTCATTTGCGTTTAACTGTCTCTTGCCTGGATTACCCTCAAGCTGTTTTACTGCCGTTGGTTTCGGCTTTCTGCCCCTCTGTGCCAAGCGTATCACCTCCATTCGTATAAATTTCTTGTCATTAAAAATTTTCATACAAAAAACCGCCATTTAAGGCGGTTTAAAAATTGTATTTTCTTATTTTTCTGTAATCATAATCTCATATTCATAGCTGTTTAGTTCAAAAAGGTCAACTACTTTCCATAAATCATATTGGTCAGGAATATCTTTAACTGTTCCGCAGAAATAAACGTCTGTATGTTTTTCATTAACCAATTTTATTGTTGCGTTTCGGTTGATAAGGCTGTAAAGTTTCTTTAATTTTAGCATTTTGTTTTCCTCCGTTTTCTCGGTCTGTTTATCTTTTTGTTGTACACATATTACCGTTATGTGAGGACTTTATCAATACCATTACTATACAAAAAGTACAGCCTTTATTTGTGTATATACTACCCTCGTATTCCCTTAAAGTTATAGTTTCCCTTGCGAATTTCTGCAATGTCGGCGTCTTGTGACTTTTTGTATTCCGAATCGGTACATTCTTTTTTCTTGCAGTCCATACAGATACATTCGCTATTAAACATACTTTGAATTCGACCGTCTTTTAAAGACTTTCCGCATCGGTCACAGTTTTTCTGTGTAAAAAAATTATCCATCTCAATTCACCTCCGCCATACAGCGTTCAAATGCCGTCTTTAATTCCTCCACGGGCATACCGTTAGATTTATACCCGCGTTCTATTCCTCCGTAATAATACTCTGTCGGTGTCTGCATATTTTGACAGTATTTATCGTCCATAACATAGAACATCGCTTCAATCGTATCTTCGCCGTTATCAATTTCCACCGAAATATTCTGCTTGATATAAAAGCTCGGATAACCCTCATAATGGTCAAGTGTCTTTTCGCACTGTTCTGTAATGACCCAAAGCAGAACAGGCACTCGGTCTCCCTCAGATTTTTCAATGTTGGCAAAGCCTCCGCTCCTGAATGTGAGCCGATAACCGTTTATGTACCCCACCTTGTACACTTCAGCATGCGGACATCTATACGCCATCTGTTCCAAATTAATGTTTGAGCCGTATGCTCCGTAGATTTTTGTTTTCATAATATTTCGTCCTTTCTGAGCGGTTGATTTTTGTAATACCGCTTCTACTGCCATAAGGACGGCTTAAACCGTCCGTTGGCTGTAACTGTTACAGACTTATTTGTCTTTCTCTCTCATACTGCGGTGTATAATTTCAAGTATTTCATTCTGCTCCTCTTTACCTACACCGATATTTTCAAGAGCCTCATGTATTCCGCAGTCAGGACAAATCATTGTTTTGTTATCTGCTCTTGATAATGCTGGTCTGCCCGTGTATTCCTGTCCGCATTTAGGACATATGGCTGTTTTTATATCTTCATACTTCTTCATATCATTGTCTCCTTTTTGCTTTCGTCAATAGCGTGTAACAACTGTTTTGAATCAAATCCGAAGTTTCTGTATCCCCAAAGACAAGTCATAACATAACTCATTGACGGAACACCGCTCGGTCTGTTTTCGTCCAATATATATGCAAATGCTGTGCGTTCACGTTTTTTGCCCGTCTTAATTCCTGTTACCGTTACTTGAAATTCCTTTTTATAATAATATTTCGGATACCCCTCGTAGCGGTCAAGCGACCGTTCGCCCTCTGTTGTCAACTGCCACACGGCAACAGGGACTTCCGCACCTTGTTTCGGTTCAACGGTCAAATAAGAGCCCGTTTTGCTTTTCTTGAACATTAGCTTGTAATTCTCTATAACCGCAGTTCCCATAAGCCGTGCCGACGGACAGCGATACCGCATTTGCGGTGTGTAAAGGTTACTGCCGTAAGCTAAGTAATACCGTTTCATTATTATCATATCCTTTCCGAAGGAAACACCCTTCTACCACCTTAAGACCGCCAAATGCGGTCACAGTTTTAAGGTTATAGGAGGCTGTTTTCTTCGGTTATGCCATTCTGCCGTTTCTGAATGATGCATCTCCGTCAAGGTGTTTTGTAAGGATTTCTCTCGCCGTTGCAAATTCTTCACCGATAAATCCAAGTCTTAAAAGCCATGTTCTCATTGCGTATTTAGGATTTTCAGTCTGCTGTGGTTTCGGACTTGCTGACTTTAGTGTTTTTGCCATCTGACTGAGTGCAAGGCAAAGCTGAATGTAGCTTTTTAACTGTCCTGCGTGTAAGCCGTTTTGTTTTCCGTTGGACGGTGCATCGAATTGAAAAAGTCTGAATTCAACCGTTCCTTTTGTAAAAGTTGCGTGTAGGTTCAGCATATGGTATCTGCTGTCGTTGTAATGCTGTGTTCTGCCGTAGTTTGCACCGTTTGATGTGTACCAAATATCCGCTAATTCCGACATTGTTCTTGGCTTTCTTCTGTTAAGGTTATCAAGAAATTTCGGACTTACCATTCTGCAGTAATTGTTTATTCTGCTCTGTGAAATATTTAATGCACTTGCTATGAGACTTTCGTGGCTTGCCATTATGTTTGCTAGATTTCTGAGTGTCTGTGCTGTGTGTCCGTTAGCACCGATATGAATATGTACACCGCATC